GAAGAATTTTGACAGATACCGATATACTGCAAAGAGATGATATTTTACGTGAAATTCCTAAAGGCTTTCTTAACGACTTTGGATGGTACGGAGTGGGATAAGACGAGCCTGTTAAATTAACCCAGGTATGATATCGACTGACTATAACGTTAGTTGATATCAACCTACTGTTTACGCGGTTGTAGATTGTATCTACAACTATTGAGTTGTACTCAAAGAGGATACGAAAATGCCGGACAATAAAGACGATCAAAATTTGAACAAAGATGATCAAAATAAGGACGATCAAAACCTGAATAAGGATGATCAGAATAAGGATGATCAAAACAAAGACACTAAATTACCTGTTGATGTTGATAAGCTTGTTCAAGAGAAAGTTGCTGCTGAATTAAAGGATATCAAGACTAAGCTCGATAAAGCTTACGAGGCCCGTGACGCAGCTACTAAGAAAGCTGAAGAATACGAAAAAGCCAAGAAAGCTGAAGAGATTCAACGCTTGAAAGATGCTGGCAAGGATAAAGAAGCTTATGAAATGCAGTTAGCAGAAGAGCGTACTAAACGTGAAGCATTGGAAAAGAAAAATGTCGAGTTAACTCGCGATATTGAAATTCGCAATGCCCTGGCCACACAACCGTTTCGTAATGATAAGGCGATGGACTTAGCCTTTAAAGAAATTGTTGGGCAGCTTGTTCAGAACGAACAGGGTGTATGGGTTCACAAGTCTGGTGCTTCTGTTAAAGACTTTGTAAAGCTTTACTCTGAAGACAGCGATCACACCTTCTTATTTAAAGCAAAACAATCGTCTGGTGGTGGATCACACAATGGTAAGCCGTCCAATGGTGATGGTAAACCGAAATCATTATTTGACTTATCGCAAGATGAAGTTCTAAAGCGTGCGCGCGAAGGAACCTTGCGTAAGTCGTAACTCTTAAGGAATTTAAATGACTGTACGTACTAACGTTGCTGGTGCTGATACCTATGTTCTGCAGGAAGCCATTAGCGCTTACTCGGATGAGGCATACACCTCCGCTAGAAAGCTGTCTGGTTCGGGTATTGTCGGTTCTAACCCGAATATTGATAAAAACACTGAGACGTATATTGGTCAGGTTCGTTGGTTCAAACCGCTTAATCCGACCGTTAACATTGCATCGCTGACCGACGCTGCTGCAGGTACTAAGACAACCTTTACGTCTGACTACCTGACATACATCAAAACCGTACGTACGCATGGCGCTGAGAAAGTGAACATGCAAGCGGTTGTGACTCAAAAAGATGGTCTGGCAAAAGTCGGTCGTGATTTTGCTGAGACACGCGCGCAAGACGAGCACAATGCTATCCTGGCTGTTCTGAAAGGCGTTGCCATCTCGGAAGCCATTAACGGTGCCGCCATTGGTGCTGGTACGACAGGTTTGGGTGGTCAAACATTCGACAATGATCCGACTGACAAGCGTTATGGTTTCTACGTCGATCTGGGTGCTGCTGCTCCGGTGGTTGCTGCCGACGCTGTTAAGCAAGGCGCAGCCCGTGCGGAAGGCTTCCTGAATGCTTTTGGTATGGCATTTAAAGATTACGAGCCGCCGTTTGCGTATCTGATTACATCGCCTGCTGTTATGGCCTCGTTACGCTCAGCCAACCTTGTTGATCAGACAACTGTCACCGATGGTAACATTGAGTTTAGCACAATCTTCAATGGTAAGTTCCGTCTGATTCAGACTCGTGCAGCACAAAGCCTGTCGAGCGCTGAGCTGACCAAAATCAATACCGGTGCTGGCGTTAACATTACTGGTACAAAGACTTCGTTTATCGTTCTTCCTGGTGCTATTGCTATGGAAGGCCTGGACGTGCCGGATACTGTTGAGATCACGCGTGACGGCAATACTTACAAAGGTGGTGGTTCTACCTCCATCTGGTACCGTTGGGGTTATGTTATGCATCCCGCCGGTTACAATTGGGCTGGTAGCCCGGATGCATTCCCGTCTGATGCTAACTATCAAGCTGTTGTTGAGAGTGGCACACAGAAGGTTCTTACGGCTGCTACTGACATTCTGGCAGCTACGACTGGCGTTTGGGTGCGTAAGTCTTCGTCTGCATTAAGCCTGGGCATTCTGCCGGTATTCCACTCATAATAGGATACACTTATGGCACTAACCAAAGATGTAAATTCCTATGTTTCTCTTGTCGAGGCTCAAGCGTATTTTGATAATCGACTGGATGTTGCAGCATGGACTGAAGCTAGTGATCCTCAAAAATCCCAAGCATTGGTAACAGCTGCTTCATACTTAGAGGATCTTAGTTGGGAAGGTGAAGCCATAAGTGAAAGTCAAGCACTCTCATTTCCAAGACAGGGTTACTACTTTGACCCTCGTCTTGGCTTTGAGGTTGATTTATCGTCGGATGCAGCTCTAAAAAGATTGGCTAACGGACAGTGTGAGTTGGCCTATCATCTACTCAATAACGATGGTTTGCTCGATGATGTTGGGTCTGTTCAGAATTTGTCGATTGGTAGTATTCAATTAACAAAGATTTCTGGTGCAAGTAAGATCCCTAAATTTGTTCTAGAGAAAATCCGCCCAATGCTTAAGAATGGTGGAACTAGAGCTTGGTGGAGAGCTAATTAATGTCTTATCAAGCCCTTATCGATAGAAACTTAAATAGAGCATTTAATTCTATAAAAGATCTCGCTAAGGTTGTAACTCTGACAAGAAATACGGCTGCTGCTTTTAACTTTGGTACTGGTGAATCTGCCGGTACGCCTATCTCAAATACTTTTAAGGCCGTCTTAATTGAGGCTAAAAAGTCTAATAAAGAGAGGAACAATACAGCCGCGCAATTGATGTTTAAGACTGCAGATGCACCTATATTAACTGCAAACGACACAGTTGTGATTGATACAATTTCTTGGAAAGTTGGTAACTACTTAAAATCTGATGGATACATTTCTCTCATTGAAATTCATAAGGAATAACTATGGGTAAATATGAGATACTTGAAAAAGATGTGTTCTCGGTATTTGACAGTCAACCTTGGAAAGATTTAGAATTAGAAACATATCCGTCAAATTACATAGTAGATAGTCCTGCTGATGAATTCCTGAGAATTAGTATCATACCTTCAGGGAGAGGGCTTAACTTATCTTCGGTTTCAGGCATACTGGTCATTGATATATTTATACCCGCCGGTAAAGGGCCGAAACGATCGGCCATTATTGCAGATATATTAGATACCTATTTGGTTGGTAAGAGTTTATCTACCGTAAGTGGTAATACGACTCAGTTTGGCAACAGTTTTATGTCTCCTCAGGGGACTGACGTTGACAACAGCAGCCTATTTAGGGCAGTCTATACAATCCCTTTTAATTTTTTCGGAGCCTAAAGAATGTCGCATATTTCGTCTATTGGTGCTGGTATGTTCTCAGATATGGCAGTGTCGATCCCGACATCGCCCCTGAGTGCCGGTGCGCTTGCTGCTTTAAATACTGCGGGTGAGTTTCAAGACCTGTTCGCAGTTGGTATCGAATCCGTAGGTGGCACTAAAGGTGCAGCTACGTTTGTTCGTATCAAGAACGTTCGTGAGTTCCCCTCGCTGGGCACTCCGCCGAACATTGTCAATGTGCCTGTATATGGTCAAAAGACCTCTCAGCAAATTCAAGGCCAGTCCGATGCACCAAGCATTGAGCTGACACTGAACTATATTCCGTCTGAGTGGGCTGATGGTACTCTCCTGGGTGATGCTGTTGGTGATGGTAATCAGTATGTGTTCCGTTTTGCATTACTGAATGCTGAACCGACGACATATGCATCCGAAGCTGTACCTGCTAATGGTATTGGTAGTGTGCAAAACAGCCAATACTACTGGATCGGTAAGATTGAGGCTATTCAGGTCAATCCGCAATTGACAGATGCAAATACCGCAACTGTGACTATTTCGATGCAGTCTGCGTTCTTCGGCGCGTTCACCGAGTAATAAATCTTAAGGGAGTACGTGGCTGAGGCTTGCCTACTCTTAAACAACCTGTGGCCCCATAGATCAGGTGTCCCTTATTACCATTTGAAAGACATAGAAATGAATCAAGACGATAAAGAAAATACTCGCCCGTTTAGTATGAATTATGTACTCCGTACAACTACTAAACACATGCGAAAGAGC